GCGCGTCGTAATACTTACGCTTGTACTCTTCCATGTATTCAGAATAAGAGACATCTAACATCAAACATCCCATAATGTCATTAAGCTTGGCAATCTCTTTTAATTGAGAACGCAAAGTTTCATAGTCAGCCTCTCCATGCAAAAACATTTCACGAAGGGCACCATCAATGTTCATTTGGGATTGTTCTTTGGTGGTAACATGCTTGCTCTTGCAGACACAATGCAACGACTTATAAATCGATTGCTTATCTAGAGCTCCCATGATTTGATTTAACTCCGAATTGTAGACATTCTTTCGCTTCAAAAAGTCAGCATCCTCATCATTCATATACTTAGTAGCAGCAGACTCTTTATCTGGCATAGTCAAGGTAATACCACGTTCTGCCAAAAAAGCCTGATAAGAAATGAAATTAAAGAAATCTGCACTTTCTGAAACACTACCCTTAAAATCGTCACCATAATTCATATCGGCAACTACATCACGATAAGGCATAAGCACTTCGTGGTTGGAGTTACACAATGTGAAATAGCCACTACGCTTTAACAAAGCATTAGCTACACTGCCAACATAAGCGGTGACATTAATCCCTGAAATGTGTACACCATTAAAAGAGACAAGATCTCCATTAAAAGCCACAAAGGGATAGCAGCAATCAGTAGCAATTCCACGCATAATTCTAATATCATTTGTGGAAAAATTACCGCTCATTTCACAAATAGTGATTAAGACATTATAAGCTGCTAGGGTAACTTGAGCAGGCATACGAGTATCATACGACTTGTAATCACCTGCAAAAATACGGTCTTCACCAAATGTCTTCATGTGCTTTGCTAATTGGTCCCACTCGGGTCCAAAAGCATTAATACCAACGGCACACTCGGAATCAATAGGATTCATAGACATAAGACGCAATACTGGTAAAAAATACTTGCGAACCAAAAATTGCAAGGAACTAGGTGCGCCATAAAAAACACGAACCTTATCCTTTGTTTTCTTAGTAGGCTCGTCTTTTAGTGAAGCCTTAAAAATAGGATATCCTCTTTCGCTTCGTAAATAGCAAGCTTCCAAACGGGCATATTCATCCTTAATAATGTCTATAAACTCCATAGGACAAGAAACTCCTGGATATTCATTTGGATTAAGAGCAACCATATATTGACTCTTTGGCCCGGTTAAAGGATAACCTACAGCGGTTTTGGAAACCATGGCATCAATAAAACGCTTACCATCAATTCCACTAACCGCTTCGATATCGTTAAGAACTCTCAACTCCTTCTGCCAAATTGGACGTTCAACAATAGAACGAAAAGGCAAAATATAATCCCTACACGCCCATTCAAGAGCAGTTCCTGGCATATCAAAACTGGGATTTGTAACATTCTGCAAATTGACATAAAAGGGTTTCCATGGATGAAATTTGGGAGGACCCCATAAATTTTCCTGTCCACAGATCTTAGCGACATCATTAGAGATGGAAGTATCGACCACCTCGGAACGATTGGTCGACCGACCCCTACAACTTCCATAAACACAAAGAACTCCATCAGTGGGAACATAATTTACACACGATTTAGAGTGAACTTTATCGGAAGTAAGAACTTCAATACCACACTGAGTAACAGGAAAATCTCCTTCAGAATGTGGTACAAAGGTTGAAATATTCTTATTCAAGTAATC